GGAGAGTCTGGAACATTAACTGAGTTAGTTAGACGTGTGCTACACAAGAATGACTTTGAAGCAATTAGATTTATTGCAACACAAGAGCAAGCCGCTCTTAATAATTTTGATGAGATTATGGCAAATATGTTTGAAGAGAAGCCAGACTTCGAAGAGTTTTCCCAAGAGACTTTAGATAGACTTCATACAGATCTTCTAGCAAGCCAAAGCGCAAAAGACTATCTTAAATCAAGAAGTATTAATGAGGATTCTATGAACCATTTTGGATTAGGATATTCTACTTCAATGAATATGGTTATTACTCCTGTGCATAGTCCAGACGGAACACCAATAGGTTTAGTGGGAAGATCAATCGAGGGCAAGTCATTTAAAAATAGTACCAACCTGCCTAAGAGCAAAACATTATTTAACGTTCATCGTGCAAAGAAAATTGGTGAGAATGTTATTGTAGTTGAATCCAACTTTGATGCAATTAGAATACATCAAGCTGGGTTTCCAAATGTGGTGGCCGTCCTTGGTGGGATATTATCCACAGAACAGCAAAAGCTTTTAAATAGATATTTTAATAAAATAACTGTAATGACAGACGCAGATTTGGCTGGCAGAGAGCTAGGCTTGAGCATAGCCAATAGATTAAAAAATAAAGACCTCTTGTGGGCTTCCCATGAATATGGTAAGATATATCCACATGATGCAAAAGATGCTGGCGACATGACTGATGAAGAAATTAAAACCTGTATTAAAAATGCAGTATCAGACATAGAGTACCGATCTTGGACCCCATAATAAAACAAACTAAAGATGGATATACACCATCAACTATATGAAACGAGGAAACATGGGAATAGTAAAAGGGTTGAAAGACCTTAACAAAGTAATGGACAAGCCACAGTCTTCAGGTGGAGACGGTACTAAGGCTCGTTGGGTTAAGCTAGAAGATGCAGAAAGCGTTAAAGTTCGTTTTCTTCAAGAACTTGATCCAGACTCACCTACATATGATGAAAAGCTAGGTCTAGGATTTATTGCAGTAGAACACACAAATCCAAAAGACTATCGTCGCAAGGCTCTATGCACAATGGACGATCAAGGCAAGTGTTACGGTTGCGAACAACACCGCAAGGACTATAAGGCAGGATGGAAGGGCCGTTCACGACTTTACATTAATGTTCTTGTAGATGATGGCAAGGAAGATCCTTATGTAGGAATCTTGTCTCAGGGTTCAAGTGGAAAGACAATCACACCGACACTAATCGAGTACGCTGGAGAAATGGGAAGCATTACTAACCTAATGTGGCGCATTAAGCGTACTGGCACAAAGACAGACACAAGTTACACAATTATCCCACTTGCAAAAGATGAAGCACCATTTGATGGTTCATCACTTGAGCTTTATCAGCTTGAGGATACAGCAGTGCGTGACATGCCATACACAGAGCAAGAAGCATTTTTTGCTGGTGAAGCAAATGGCGAAGAGCCTACTTCTTCAAGTAGCGTAGACTGGTAATAGGTTAAGAGGCGGAGAGTTAAATGAAATTTACACATCTACATGTGCACTCATACTATTCTTTAATGGATGGGCTTAACTCTCCCCTCGAACTTGTTCAAGCAGCAAAGGCGGCGGGACAAACTGCAATAGCAATAACAGATCATGGAACATTATCATCACACCGTGAAATGCAGATTGCGTGTAAAGAAGAAGGCATCAAGCCTATCCTTGGAGTAGAAGCATACATATCTCCAACAGATAGATTCGATAAGTCTTCAAAGACAGATAAATCTATTCAGGCATACAACCACATCATCCTGCTAGCAAAGAATAAAAAGGGATTAGAGAATATTAACACTCTCCAGGAGCTTGCTTGGAACGAAGGCTTTTATCATAAGCCAAGAATTGACAAAGAAGTATTAGATCAATATAGCGAAGGCATCATTGTTTTGAGCGGATGTCTTAATGGATTAATTAGTAAGGCTATTGATAGAGGCAGTCTCGATGAGGCTAGAACTCTACTTGAAGGATTTAAGAAGACATTTGGCCCAGACTTTTATGTTGAGGTTCAATCACATAACCCTGAGCCAATTAACTCTGCCCTACTAGAATTAGCGGATGAACTTAAAATTAAGGCGGTGGCAACAGGAGATGCTCACTTTGCTAAAGAAGAAGATAGAGTCCTAGAAGAGGCAATGCTTATATTATCAACATCCCCTAAAATAGATAAGGATGCTGACTTTGAAATGTCTAGACAGATTAAAGATATTAATGAAAGATTAAATTACCTATATCCAGACCGTAGAATATCCTTTCAGGACTATAATTTATTTATCCAATCAAGGTCTGAAATTGAGGCTGACTTTAATAAGGCTGGAATTACTCGTACCGATATATATGATAATACTATTGAGATATCTGAAAAAATTGGAGAATACGATTTTAACAGTGGTTTAGACCTTCTACCCGTACCCAAGACGGATGCCGACCAGAAACTGGCTCAGATGGCCTCTGAAGGCCTTAAAAGGCTAGGTCTGGCAGAGTCTCAAGTCTACATTGATAGGCTTAATGAGGAGTTATCTGTAATTAAAGATAAGTCATTTGCATCCTATTTCTTAGTTGTTGCGGATATGATTAACTGGGCAAAAGAAAATAATATTAGGGTAGGCCCAGGCCGTGGGTCTGCCGCTGGTTCGCTGGTATGTTATTCGCTAGGAATTACAGATGTAGACCCAATTAAATATGACTTATTGTTCTTTCGTTTTATTAACCCAGAGCGTAATGACTTTCCAGATATCGATACAGACTTTGAAGACCGCCGTCGTAAAGAGGTTAAAGACTATTTAAAGAAGAAGTTTAAGCACGTTGCATCTATTTCTACATACACTTACTTTAAAGATAAGGGTGTAATAAGAGATGCTGCTCGTGTATTTATGGTTCCTCTTTCAGATGTTAACCGTGCAATGAAGTCTATTGATACCTTCGAAGACTTTGTTGATTCACCAAACACTAAAGAGTTTAGAACTAAGTATCCTGAAGTCCTATGGCTTGCAGATAGACTGCGTGGAAGAATTAGATCTGTTGGCGTACACGCTGCAGGTGTTGTAGTTGCAAAAGATGATTTAAGAAAGTATGCTCCTGTTGAATCAAGAGCTGATGCAAGTGATTTAGTATCAGGTAGAATTCCTGTCGTTGCATACGATATGGATACGGTTGCGGATATAGGTCTTATCAAACTAGATGCACTAGGACTTAAGACCTTGTCTGTAATTTCAGATACCCTTGCTTCAATTAAAAAGCGTTCAGGTAAAGACATTAATCTTTCCGAGTTAACACTTGACGATCCAGATGTTTATAAGGTTCTAAGCGAAGGCTATACAAAGGGAGTGTTTCAAGCAGAAGCAACCCCATATACTAATTTGCTAATCAAGATGGGCGTAGATAAATTTGAAGATCTTGCTGCATCAAACGCATTAGTTCGTCCAGGAGCTATGAATACAGTAGGTGCTTCTTATATTAAGCGTAAACACGGTAATGAAGCAGTCCAGTTTATTCATCCAATTATGAAGCCTTTTACCGAGAATACATATGGTGTTATTATATATCAGGAGCAGGTTATGCAGGCATGCGTACACCTGGGCGGTATGACTTGGTCAGAGGCTGATAAGGTCCGCAAGATTATTGGAAAGAAGAAAGATGCAAAAGAGTTCGACCAATTCAAAGATAGGTTTATTGCTGGGGCTTCAAAACACATTTCTAAGAAGCAAGCCGAAACGCTCTGGCATACTTTTGAAGCGCATGCTGGTTATTCTTTTAACCGCTCCCATGCTGTTGCTTACTCTATGCTTAGTTATTATACTGCTTGGCTTAAGTTTTATTATCCACTTGAGTTCATGTTTTCGATTCTTAAAAACGAAAATGACAAGGACAAAAGAACAGAGTATCTGATTGAGGCTAAGAGATTAAAGTTAAGTATTAAGCTTCCACATATCAACGAGTCTGATGTATTCTTTTCTTTAAAGGAAGACTCGATTAGATTTGGTCTCGGAGAAGTAAAGTTTATTTCAGATAGTATTGCAAACAAAATTATTGATCAAAGACCATTTGCTTCTTACTCAGAGTTTATTGACAAGGCTTCTAAAAAAGGTAGCGGAATCAATAGCCGTGCTATCTCTGCTTTAAATGCAATTGGTGGAGCGGCATTCCCAGACAACCCTAGAAGCGGAAATGAAAAAGATAGTTATTACGAATACCTAGGTATACCTACATTTAACCTAGAAGGCATTCCGCCACGTATCAAATCTCAAGCAAGACCTATTGAAGAGTTTGAAGATTTAGGATCCTTTGTTATGTTTGGTATGGTCAAGTCAATCAAGCGTGGGAATGGCTGGGCACGTATTGAGTTGGTAGATGAAACAGGATCTATTGGCCTATTCCATACAGAGCAAACTCAAATCGAGACTGGACAGATGTATTTTATTCTTGTCGGAGATAACAGAATTGCTCGTTATGTAAAGGTAAGCGATATTGATCCAACTGGATCTAATTCATTTGTAGATTATTTATACAAGAAGCAATATGATCTTGAGGAAGATGAGTATGTTGTAGTAGACTTTACTCCGTATGTAACTAAAGCTGGAAAAACAATGAGTCACATAATTCTTTCAAACTCACAAAAAGAATTGACTAGAGTAATTGCTTTCCCCACAATGTATAAGATGTCCCTTGCTAAAATGCGAGAAGGAATGAAATGTAAGGTTGTTCTGTCTACTTTGGACGATGGAACTTTAATGGTAAAGGAAATAAAATGACAGAAGAAATAAAGCCTGATATTAATCAGGTACAAGCTCAACTAACAGCCAGCAAGGTCCTGGTTGCAATTTTAGAAACACTGGGCCAGGTAAGAGTTGAGACCAAGACTTTGGTTGGCGCAGAAAATAAAGATAAAGAGCTTATTGTAGATTACGATGAGAATGGGCCAGCGTTTATATTTAAATTAAATGTTCCAGAACATACCAATAAGGAAGAATTAATTAATGACTTCGAATAGCATAGTGACAGAATATGGACTAGATGCTCTTTCAGCAGTTCTTCATGAGACTGCAATTGAAAAAGGATTTTGGGATGGAACAATTAACCACGACAAGGTCGGCAATAAGCTAGCCCTAGTCCATTCTGAGGTAACAGAAGTTCTTGAAGCAATTAGAAAAAACAAAAGCTCGGAAGAAGTTGTTGAGGAAATGGCAGATGTAATTATCAGACTGCTAGACATTTATGCAGCAATGAGAAATTCAGGAGATTTAATTCATAGCCTAGATGAAATTCTAGAAAAGAAAATTAATATAAATAAAGAACGACCAAGGCTTCACGGCAATTTATTTTAATGCTATACTATAAAAAAGAGAGAGTATAAATGAGCGTAGATATTGATAACATATTGGCAAAACTGGATCCAAAGACAAGGGCAAGAGTTCAATCAGCGCAGGATGTTCAGGTTGAAAAACAACTAACACCCAGCATTGGATTAAATTTTGCATTGCGTGGCGGATTAGGATACGGTAGACAGGTCCTTGTATGGGGCAATAAGTCTGCTGGTAAATCTTCTTTCTGCTTACAGATGATTGCTCTTGCACAAAAAGAAGGTAGGACGTGTGCTTGGATTGATGCAGAGGCTTCTTACGATCAGTCATGGGCCGAGCAACTAGGAGTAGATTCATCTTCCCTTATTTACTCTCCAGCAAAAACTGTTAATGATATGGTTGATGTTGCTACTAAGCTAATGGATGCAGGCGTTGATCTTATTGTAGTAGATTCTATATCGGCATTGCTACCTGCTATTTATTTTGAAAAAGATGGAAATGAAATGAAGGATTTGCAAGATACAAAGCAAATCGGCGCTGAAGCAAAGGATATGACCCACGCAGTCAAAATGTTAAACTATGCAAACAAAAACACACTACTTGTTCTCATCTCACAACAACGAAATCAGTTTGGATCTATGCATGCTAGTCACATCCCCACGGGTGGCATGGCAGTCAAGTTCTTCTCTTCCACAGTCATTAAACTCTGGTCGTCTGAAGCTGAAGCGAATGCTATTAAGGCTGGCATTAAAGTTGGCGACAAGATCATTGAACAAAGAGTTGGAAGGCCAGTTAACTGGATTATTGATTACAACAAGCTCGGCCCCCCAAATCTATCGGGACAATACGACTTCTACTATCAAGGGAACGTTCTTGGTGTAGATAGCGTTGGAGAAACTTTAGATGTTGCAGAAATGTGCGGCATAGTAGAAAAGGGTGGAGCATGGTATACGGTAAATGGAGAACGTTTTCAAGGACGTGCAAAGGCTGTAGCATATTTAAAGGAAAATCAAGATGTTGTAGACAAATTAATAGGCGAGATAAATGCCAAACATTAATGAGTTTCTTGGTAAACCAGAGCGCATCTTTTCTCCAGAGCTTGAGAAAATAGGCGGAACAAAACCTTGCAGCAAGTGTGAAAAGGATTCTACAGAGTATTTTTGGGATGCATCTACTATGACCATATCTTGGGAGTGCCCAGACGGACATAAGAATTCATATGTGGTTGGATAATGTCAGAAAGATCAGAAGTAAAACGTGATGGGGCCAAGGCTCAAAAGAATAGCGGAAGAGGAGATTATCAAAAAGGTGATGCTCAATGGAAGCAATTCCTTGTTGATTATAAAGAGGCAGGAACATCATTCAATTTAAATAAAGATAACTGGGCAAAGATTTGTACAGATACCTTTAAGGTGAATAGAGATATGCATCCAGCATTAAAGATTATTATAGGGGCAGAGTCTAAGGTTAGACTAGGCATTATTGAGTGGTCAGTTCTTGAAGAGTTGATCGAGTTTTATGAGGAGAACCATGAGTGATAAGAACACGCTAGAACTTATTAGTGACATAACAGAGTTTAACGACCTTCACGAGTTTATGAAGGACGAACACCTAGACAAAGCCTTGGCTATTGTTGTAAAGCTTCTCATGAATCCTGATGTGCCTTCTGCAAAGGCACCTCATTTAATTATGGAGCTTCAGGCTATGTCTACAAAATTTGCAGTGCTTGCATCTGTATATTCTACAATTGCTAAGGACAAAGCTGGAACAGTAAATAATAACAAGAAGAACATATATTATTCAGTAAAGGAGTCCATAGACAAACTTGTAGATGCACTTAAGTATGTCGTTAGGTATAATTCATAAATGGCTAGAGAAATTGTAAAGAACCTTAAGTTTAAAAAGCATACTGGGAAGTTCTTTGATCCAGAATTATTTGCTCAACTGCTTGATGAGTCATATCGAAATACTAAACGTGCAGATGGAGAGATGACTAAGAAATCATTTAGTCCAAGCTCTTTGGGCTACGGCCACGGCAAGTGCCCTAGATATTGGTACATGGCATTCTCTGGAGCAGTTTTTATTGATGATAACGATGCAGTTGCGGTTGCCAACATGGCACAGGGAACTCAAGCCCATGAGAGATTGCAAAAGCTTATTTCTACTATGCCACAGTGGAGAGCGGAAGAAGAAGAGATTGTTAATGAGTATCCACCAATCAGAGGCTTCATAGATCTTATTATGGAGTACGATGGCGAGACAGTAATAGGTGAAATTAAAACGGCTAAGCAAGAAGTTTGGGATACCAGACAGTCAGAGATGAAGCCTACAGATAACCATATGCTACAGCTTCTTACTTATATGAAGCTAAAAAATGCCAAGGAAGGTTTCTTCCTATATGAGAATAAGAATACACAAGAAATACTAGTTATTCCAATCTCTATGAATGAAAAGAATACAAAGATTATTGAGCATACCTTTGCCTGGCTGTGCGAAGTCTGGGATAACTTTAAGGATGGAGATCTTCCAAAGAGACCAGAAGGTGCAACTAAATCAAAGATGCCTTGTACTTACTGCCCAGTTAAGAAGGAATGCTATGCAAAGAATGGTCCTGTAGGCACAGTTGAAATTGATTTGTTCTCGGTGCCTAGTCTATGATCTGTGCTAACTCAACCTGCAAAAAAGATTTTGATCCAAAAACTCATAATCAAAAATATTGCGCCGATGAATGTTGTAGAATTGCTACTAACCGAAGAATTATGGAAAAGTATTATGAGCGTAAAGCAATTAGAAATGGTGCAGAGCGACCATGCGCTAAATGTAAGCAGCAACTAAGTAGATACAACAAGGGAGATTTCTGCGCTATATGCGAAAAGAATATTAACCTTGAAAATAAAAGCAAATTGTTTAGGATGATAGATGACATTAGCTAGTCTAAAGAAGACTCAGGCAAATAGGGTTTTAGGCATAGACGCCTCTACTAACTCTATTGCTTTCTGCTTAATGGAAAATGATATTCCATTAAAGTGGGGCAAGGTTAACTTAATAGGCGAAGATATATATGACAAGATCCATGATGCAAAAAACAAAATGCATTCTATGCTTGAAGAATTAAAGTCAGATTATATTGTTGTTGAAGGTGCAGTATTTGTTAAGTCTGCAGATGCTGTAATTAAACTATCATATGTTTATGGAGTGGTCATAGCGGAGTTAATGTCTACTGGGGCAAAGGTAATAACAATAGCCCCCTCATCTTGGCAGGCATATATAGGAAATAAGAACCCTACTAAAGAAGAAAAGCAGATCATAAGAACACAAAACCCAGGTTATGCAGACTCGTGGTATCAAAACAAATTAAGAAATATGAGAAAGCAGAGGACTGCTGACTACTTTAACAAGAAGTATAATTTAAACGTGTTAGATTTTGACGTCGCAGATAGTTTTGGGATTGCACATTATGCTAATAAGGTGTTGACAGAACGATGAAGCTATATCAAAGTAAAGATTGGTTACACAGAAGATATATAATCCAAAAGAAAACTATAACGGAAATTGCCGAAGAGTGTAAAGTCTCTGCTATGACTATTCAGAGATACCTAGATCAGTTTGGATTAATTAAAAAGCGATGAATATACTAGAACTTGGGTCTGGCTCAGTCCCTTTACAAGGTGCCGTGCATCATGATAGAATAAAGCATTCCGAATGGATAGATGTGGCATGGGACTTAGAAGTTATTCCTTGGCCCTGTAAAAACGAGGAGTGGGATGAAGTATATGCAATTGATGTGTTTGAGCATCTAAATACAGAAATTGCAGATTGGCTGTCTGAATGTCATAGGATACTTAAGGTCGGCGGAAAACTTACTTTAAGGCTTCCAGCATGGGACAACGAATTATCTTATCGTGATCCAACGCATAAGAAAGTTTTTCACCATGAAACATTTGACTATTTTGATCCTGAAAAAGAATTGTATGAATTGTTTGGAAGGTACTACTGGGATAACGTTCCGTTATTTCAGGTGACATTTGTAGGTAGAGAAAATAATGACCTACGATTTGAACTGATTAGGAGATAGTGTGTTAAAACCAGTATATGAAGATGTATCTCAGTTTCATTGTAATGATTTGTATTTAAGATCAGTAGGTGCTCCAGCAGGCAATAAGATCTGGGGAGCATGCCATGAAATTGCACACATGTTAATTGAAAAGAATATATCATATGGCAACTCGGCTTTAGAACCTGCAAGAATATTTTCAACGGCGGACTCAACAGAACAATTAAAGGTCCGTATTGATGATAAGTTAAACAGAGTAAAGAACAACCAAGGCTTTGCTGGAGACAATGATATTGATGATTTGATTGGCTATTTAGTATTATATAAGATTGCAAAGGCTAATTCTAATTGACATTTTAGTCGACTGAAAGTATAATATAGTAATGAGCGAAATAGAATTGTCACAGCATTTTGACAGAATGAATAGGGTGGTGGAAGAACTCCTTAAAGGAAGCACCCCCACACAGATCGCCACTACTACTGGAATCCAACGCAAAGAAGTTCTTGAGCTTATCGATGACTGGAAGGATGTAGTACACAACGATAGCAACATCAGGGATCGTGCTAAAGAGGCCATATCGGGTGCCGATCAACATTATGCAATGCTTATTAAAGAGGCGTGGAAGACAGTAGAAGACGCAGATCAGTCAGGACAGCTGGCAGTTAAATCGGGAGCCTTAAAGCTTATTGCTGACATAGAGACAAAAAGAATAGCTATGCTTCAGTCAATCGGAGTCCTTGAGAATAATGAAATTGCATCTCAGATTGCAGAGACGGAACGTAAACAGGATATTCTTGTTAAGATATTAAAAGAAGCTACGGCAACATGTCCTAAGTGTAAGATGGAAGTTGCAAAACGATTGTCACAAATCACTGGAGTAATTGAATCAGTTCCAGTAGAGGAAGCCGATGTCGTTTGATTTTGCTGATCTTATCGACATGCTCGATGGAGAGGAGTTCGATGAAAAACCAGTCGATCTTAAAACGTTTGTTAGAAGTCCAGAATACCTTGGGCTTCCAGAGCTTTCCGACTATCAGTACACGCTTATCGAAAAAAGTTCGCAAATCTACAAAGAGTCAACACTCATCAAGCTATTTGGAGAAGAAGAAGGAAAAATAAGATTTAAGCAGACTGCTAATGAAGTGGTTGCTCAGCTCGGAAAAGGTTCTGGAAAAGATTACTGCTCAACAATTGCGGTTGCATATATAGTTTATTTGCTATTATGTCTAAAGGATCCAGCTACATATTACGGAAAGCCTCCAGGAGATAGCATTGATATTATCAATATTGCTATCAACGCTCAGCAGGCAAGCAACGTTTTCTTTAAAGGATTTAAGACACGCATTGATAAGTCGCCTTGGTTTGCTGGAAAGTATAACGACAAAGCTTCAGAAGTTAAATTTGATAAGGCTATTACAGTACACTCAGGTCACTCAGAACGTGAAGCCTGGGAAGGATATAACGTTATAGTAGTTATCCTTGATGAGATTTCAGGCTTTGCAATTGAAAATACAACAGGTCACGATCAGGCAAAAACAGGTGCAGGTATATATGATATGTACCGTGCATCAGTGGACTCCCGTTTTCCAGACTTTGGCAAGGTAATACTTTTGTCTTTTCCAAGATACAAAAACGATTACATACAGCAAAGGTATAATGCCGTTGTTGCAGAAGTTGAAACCGTTATTCGTGATCATGAATTTAAGATGGACGAGGACCTACCAGACGGTACTGTTGGTAATGAGTTTGAGATTCAATGGGAAGAAGATCACATAATCTCATATAAAATACCAAAAGTTTATGCTTTAAAAAGGCCTACTTGGGAAGTAAACCCAGTTAGAAGCATTAATGATTTTAAGGTTGCATTCTTTACTAACCCTCTTGATGCCCTGTCACGCTTTGCCTGCATGCCACCAGATGCTGTAGATGCATTCTTTAAATCAAAAGAGAAGATCGAGAAGGCATTTAATAAAGCGCACCTTGCGGTAGATAACTTTGGCAGACTAGAAGATTGGTTCTTGCCAGATCCAGATAAGGAATATTTTATACACGTTGACCTTGCTCAAAAGCATGACCACTGTGCCGTTGCAATGGCACATGTTAACAAATGGGTAAATGTAAAAGTAACAGATACTTATTCACAGCCAGCTCCAATTGTAGAAATAGACGCTGTTAGATTTTGGACCCCAACAAAAGATAAGTCTGTAGACTTTACTGAAGTTAAAGATTATATTCTTTCATTAAAAACACGAGGATTTAAAATTCGTGTATGTACCTTTGACAGATGGAATTCACATGATATGATGCAACAACTAAAACAATACGGCATCAATACAGAAATTCTATCTGTCGCTAAAAAGCATTATGACGATATGGCAATGGTTGTTGCTGAAGAAAGAGTAATTGGTCCGCATATTCCTTTGCTAATTGATGAGCTATTGCAATTAAGAATTATGCGAGATAGGGTAGACCACCCAAGAAAAGGCTCAAAAGACTTGGCGGATGCAGTTTGTGGATCAATTTATAACTCAATAAGTAGAAGTAAGTTTGATACAAATCAAGAAGTAAATATACATACATATGAATCTATGAGCTACGACAATGATTTTGGAACAGAAAATGACGGAGAAACTAGTTCTTATAATCTTATAAGGGCACCAAGAATGCCAGAAAATTTACGAGACGCAATGGACAGGATGCAAATACTATGAGCACGTATCAAGAAAAAGCAAAAGAATGCAAGTGTTGTGGAAAACATGTTCCACTACCTACTGTATTAAAAGAATATAATGGAATAGTTCTTTGCCCAACTACATTCTCTAATGTAATTGAGTATAAAAGAATATGGAAACTCGCTGGTCACAGACCAATGGGAAATATTAGAAAACATTTTTCTGAATACGTACAGCAAATAGTTGAAGCAACTATTGACAAAAATGAAGACGGCACGTTATAATAGACTTCTAAGCAACAATAGCTTAGTTGGTTAAAGCCCCGAACTCATAATTCGGTAATCGTAGGTTCAAGTCCTACTTGTTGCACGAAAGGTAAATATGCACAGCGAAGACAGAATGGAATATTATATTTCAATAGGTGCAATAGAGTTGGCGGGTATGGACTCAGACGGCGAATTTATATTTAATATAACAGACAAAGCAAAAGTCCTTGCCCCAGAGTTATGGAGGGCTCATCAAGAGCACGTTGATGAATCTTTAGTTGAACTATATAATAAAGGATTAATTA